ATCAAATTTCTGATGTCACTTTCGATGCCACTGTAAATGGATTTTCACAACTGGGGTTTCATAATACTCCTTTATTAGATGGCATTCCACGATCGAAAGAGTGGGATAGTCTTTCATTTTTTAATTCGCTAGTAATAGAAGAATCAAGAAAACATTATGGAATAAAGCGATTATCATTAAATCGATTTAGAATTGGATTGAATGTTCCAAGTACCGAGAGTAATAGATACCGTGAATACAATTCTCCCCACATTGATCACGATCCAGAAATCGCTACCAAATTGAAAACAAATTTGGTAGCACTATATTATGTCAATGATGCTGCTGGAGATACATTTATATTCAACGAAACCAAAAAATCTAAACAGTATACTATCCAAAAAAGAATCACTCCCGTCAAAGGCAAACTAGTTTTCTTCGATGGTAATTATTATCACGCCAGTTCTTCCTCAAAATCCCACAACTCCCGTATTGTAATATCATTAAATTACCATGAATATTGACACTGAAATCTCAATCATAACTGACATCTTATATCAGGAATTGATTCCAAAGTTACATCATAATGATGGACCAATGGTAATTAAAAACTGTATTCCATCTCCAGAGAAATATGTTTCATGGAAAGATGTAGAGCAGTTGCTAAATGCTGGATTATATTACACCGAAATTCTGATCAATAAAAATAAATCGGAAGTTCCTTACGCTCCATATTTTTGGCATCCTAAAGTAACTCAAAGCAAGGAGTATATTTTTGATAATATCAATCGTGGAAATACTTTTGTAATCCACCAATATTCACAATGGAATGAATATATCAATGGACTGACAGGTCTCATCGAAAGATTATTTGACGTGATGTGTGACGCCCACATCTATGGTAGTATAGGCAGCACAGCAGAATCTTTTTGTCCCCACATAGACGTTCCAGTTAACTTCATTTTTCAGGTAGAGGGAACTACTAAGTGGAGGATTTATAACAATATGTCTTCCGATCTATTAACACAAAATGAAGTGAACATTTCCGTCCACGAAGAAAGTTTAGAGGTCTTGTTCGAGTATGATCTATCTCCTGGTGATATGTTATATGTACCAGGAAGAAATTTTCATGGAGCATTTCCAGACTCTCAACGATTGTCTATTAGTATTCCATGTAGACATAAAAAGTATAATACCATAAGTCGTGATATTAATTTGGATAGAAAAATGTATAATATTAACTACACATGATTACTGTTATTAGAAACGCTATATCAAAAGAACTGGCGGGATTCATAGCATCAGAATTTTCTATGTTGAATAATATAGTTTCTACATTAGAACCAAACTCAGATGCTTTTAACCACCCATCAATAGGTGATAATACTTTCTCCTGGTATTCTCCAGTATGCTTCGAAGTTTTGATGGAGTATATAAAACCAATCGTAGAAGAAGTAGAAGGAGATCATTTATATTCCACATACTCGTATGGAAGAATTTATTGGAATGGTGGCGAGTTAAAAAAACATACTGATAGAAGTAGTTCAGAAATTAGTGTTTCATGTTGCTTAAAAAAAGACATGGATTGGTCACTGAATTTTGAAGGTGGAGAAACAGTAGAATTGAATGTGGGGGATATCTGTATATTTCCAGGTTCGGTCATACCACATTGGCGTGATAAATATCATGGTAGAGAATACGTTGGAGCATTTCTTCAGTACGTAAGATCTACAGGAAATAGATCTCATTTAAAATGGGATACTAGACCTTGCTTAGGAGCACCATACCACACAACAAATCAAGTGGTACAGGGCGAATATAAATAGTTCAAATTGATTTGGTAATCATGGAAGAAGAAACTCAAAAAGAACTTGAAACCCTAGATGATCTTTGGGAAGAGTTTAGCAAAAAACTAGAAGCCAAGAGACAATTTCTAGAAATTAAAAAACAAGAAATTGAAGAACAAACTGCCACTTGTACAAGAGTTGATTTGGTAGAGTATAACGATGCTAGTCTTATGGTTTCTAAATTAGAAGCAGCTATTGAGACATTGGATGTAGTTAGAGTTCGTTGTCTAGGTTTAGAATCATTAATTAATTACGTATAATCGGAGGCGATCTGAAATGGAATCATCAACACTAAAAGCAAATTTTGAAGAGCAACTTGCCACAACAGAAAAACAAATTGGTGAGTTGACCGAGAGCTTGGAAAAAGCAAAAGAATATAAGATCAAACTTCTTGGTGGTCTAGAAACTTTAAGACTTCTAGAAGAAAAACCAGAAGAAACCCCATCTGAAGCACCAGCAGAATAATCCCTAAGTCCCTACTTCATAAATAGAAGTAGGGATTTTATGTATAGGGATAAATGGCACAGCCATCTACAAGGCAGGAACTGATTGATTATTGTAAACGTCAATTGGGTGCTCCTGTACTACAGATCAATATAGCTGATGATCAAGTCGAAGATGTAATCGACGACACCTTACAGTACTATAACGAGCATCATTTTGATGGTTTAGAGCGAATGTATCTAAAGCATCAAATTACTGCTGATGATATTTCTAGGTTTGCTAGTAGTGAAACTACTCAGTCTCTAGATAATTCCCACGAGTGGGAAGCAGCAACCAATTACATTGAAGTCCCTGATCATGTATTTGGCATCCAGAAAATTTTTGGCGTGTCTTCCAATTGGGTTCGTAATGATTTGTTTGGTTTAAATAACCAATACTTCTTGATGGATATTTTTTCCTTTGGAAATGGATTTGCTTTTGGCAACTTTGATATGACTAATTACTATATGATTCGTCAGTATTTTGAAACTCTAGATATGGTTGTCAATACTGGACAAATTGTACAGTATAGATTCAACAAAAGACAAGATCGTCTGTATGTAGATATTGACGATGCTCGTTTGGAAGAAGGAAATTATTTAGTAATTGATTGTTGGAGAGCGGTCGATCCAGGATCTTTCAGTCAAGTATGGAATGATAGTTTTATCAAAAGATATGCTACCGCTAAAATGAAAAGACAGTGGGGAGCAAATCTAATTAAATTTAATAACGTACAACTTCCTGGTGGTATCACTCTCAATGGTCGTCAGATTTGGGAGGATGGTAACAACGAAGTTAATGCTCTAGAAGCAGAAATGCTTTCTGCTTATTCACTCCCACCTATGGACATGATCGGATAAAATGCCTACTAGTCCCTACTTCCCAACATACTACCAAGGCGATTCTGGAGAACAAAATCTTTACCAGGATCTAGCAGACGAACAAATTAAATTGTTCGGGTCTGATATCTATTACATGCCAAGAACTATTTTAAGAGATTATACTCTAGATGATATTGTGTATTCAAAATTTCAAACACAATTTCAAATTGAGATGCTTTTAGAGAACGTAACTGGATTTGGAGATACATCAGAATTTATTAGTAAGTTTGGTCTACGTATTACGGACGAAGTAAAATTTAGAGTATCTACTAGAAGGTGGGATGAAACTGCTGGATCGTATAATCTAACTGTTAATGGCAGACCCAATGAAGGAGATCTTCTGTATTTTCCATTAACTAAAGATCTATACGAAATTAAATTTGTAGAAAGAGAATCTCCATTCTACCAGTTTGGAAAAATTCAATTCTACACAATGACTGCCGAGATCTACGAACTTGGTAGTGATGATATATCAACTGGAGTTGCTGAGATCGATGAAATCGAAACGTTATTTAGTTCTGCTATTGCTCTCACCCTTTCTGTTGGCGGGACTGGTGATTTTACTGTGGGCGAAACAGTTACAGGATCTACAACTGGCATTACAGCAGAAGTCAAATCCTGGGACAGTGGAACAAGAATTCTACAAGTTATCAACAGGACAGGAACATTTGCCACTGGCGAAGCGTTGACTGGAGATAGTAGCTCTGCTGTATGGGTAGTAGGTACGTTTACAACTCTAAATAATACTAACAGCGAATACGATCAAAACTTAGAGATCGAATTAGAAGCTGACAATTTAATCGACTGGGGAGAAAAGAACCCATTCGGTGAATATGGTAATTTTAATGGATCGTTCTAATGTTAGGTCAGTATTTTTATAACGAAGCTATTCGTAAAACTGTAGTTGGATTTGGCACTCTTTTCAATAATATCGAGTTACATAAAACAGATCCAGATACGGGAGATGTACTAGAGGTAGAAAAAGTTCCTCTTGCTTATGGACCAAAGCAAAAGTTTTTGACACGTCTAGAGCAAAATCCAGACGTAGGTAGAAAGGTGGCAATCACTTTACCACGTCTCTATTTTGAGATGACTGGTATTACATACGATTCAGCTCGTAAGACAAGTCCTGTACAAAAATACAGAACTACTATTGCTGATGATGGAACAGAAGTTAAGACACAGTATGTTCCAGTTCCATATGATATGGAATTCGAGTTAGGAATTATTGCCAAAGATCAAAATACTGGACTACAAATTCTCGAACAGATTCTACCATTCTTCCAACCTAATTTTAATATCACTCTCAACATGATCACTGACATGGATGAGAAACGAGATATTGCTATTATCTTAAACAATATCAACTATGAAGATGATTGGGATGATAGTTTCTTAGATCGTAGAAGCATTGTGTGGTCACTGAACTTCACTGCCAAATCTTATATTTACGGTCCATATTCCACAAGCGGTATTATTCGTAAAGCAACTATCTACGAATCATACGGAGATCTTGCTGCCAGCAGAAGAACCGCTGCTTATTCTTACAGTCCAAAAGCATTGGAAGATAAGAATAACGATGGTGTTATTAATGCTGCTGATGACGAACTAATTATTTCTACAGACGATTTTGGATTTAATGAAGGGATTGAAATCTTATGAGCACCTTTGAAGATAACATGGAAGATATCTTTGATATCGAAGTTGAATCAACAGATATTGAACCAGCAAAACCAAGACCTCCCAGAGAGGCAGACAAGGACGACCAGACGAAGGATTACGAATATACTCGTGGTCAACTCTACTCACTCATTGACAAGGGCACAGAGGCGCTCAACGGTGCCTTAGAGGTCGCTCAGGAGTCTGGGCACCCCAGAGCATATGAAGTCGCTGTGAATGCCATGAAACAGGTAGCAGACGCCACTGACAAACTTATTGATCTACAGCAGAAGATGAAGAACCTTGAGGCACCAACGGCACAGAAAGCAGGTAATACCACAAACAACTTATTTGTAGGCAGCACAGCAGACCTACAGAAAATGTTGAAGCAGATAAATAAAGAAAAAGCAGAAGATTAGTGGCATACGTTAGATACGACATTAATAATGTTGCTGTATCCCCACAACCAGGAAGCACAACTGTAAATCAGTTTTCTGGCACTGAGGGTTGGAGCACTGTGACTTATAGTGATTGGAATGGTGATTATGTCGCTCACGATTATTCTAATGCTGTGAGAACTCCTGGAACTTATCAAGCAAGAACTGTAGATAACCCTCCGAGAACACCAGCAGCATATCAACGTCATGATGTAAAC